AATTATTTTTAAATACTTCATAAAAAGATTTAATAGTTAAGGCAATATTCTTTCTATCATGTCCTATTGTCCCTTGCATCCAATGTCCCATAGCTAAAAAAGCAAATTTTTCTGGTATTGAATTAATCTTATTATATAATTCTTTATTTTTAAATTCTTTAGTTATACAATATTTTTTTAAATTTGCACCTTCAGGTATTACTGAAATTGGCTTATTTAATACAATTTCTCTACCATCTTGGGCTTTCCATGAAGAAACTGATAAAACATTTTTAGAGTGAGTTGAAGAAGTTAAAATATGATCCATTCTATTCATTCCCTCAATCCATTCAGCATGGCATACTGTGGTTTCTATACCTGCTGTTAATCCAATATTAAATTTACCTATAGCATGAAACTCATTAGGAACTGTACATTGACACCAAATATCAGGTTTAAAACTTAATCTTTCTCTAAGTATATGTTTTTCTATAAATCCCCACTCTGTAATATTATCCTCGATAAAATTCATTGGGGTATTTCCCCATCTTTGAGGAATAATCATAACATCATATTCATCTAATTCAATTAATGCTTTTACAAAATCTCTTGATCTTGCTCCATATCCTGAGTATGTGTCAATTGGACAACTTATAACAAATGTATTTTTCATATTAATATAACAATTTATGTTTTAAAACTCTTTTTTCGTAATCTGTATCGGCTAGGAATTCAAATTGTTCTCTAGGTTCCCATGTTGCAAATAATTCATCTACCCCTTCAATAATTCTTTCTCCCATTTGTCTACTTGTAAATCCAGCTTCATCACTTAAAGCCCATTTTTGACCTTCTAAACCTCTTTTTTCTCTTTCTTCTGTGCTTAATTTATATAGATTCATTATTTGTTCTGCTGCATCTTCATAAGCAATTTGATCTTCAAATATATAAGGTGTTGGAACTGATCCTACCATTGTTTGTAATCTAGAAAATACTGGGAATGCCCATGAACCATGTTCTTTATAAGTACCCCTATGATTTGATGGGACTTCATTATTATTAGTATACCAATTACCATCTTCATCAATAAATCTCATTTGATCTTGCATACCTCCAGTAACATTGGCAATAATAGGAGTACCTGTTAATAAAGCTTCAGTTAATGTTAACCCCCAACCTTCAGCATTTGATAATTGAATAATTCCATCAACACAGTTATATAAATAACCCATATGAACTGTTGGGTATTTATTTTCATCTATAATAATATTATCAGGGGTATCTTCCCATCCTGATAAGTAATCTAAAATAGCTAATATATCAGTACCATTAGGATCTCTTGTATCTGTGTGAAGAACTAATTTACATTTTTCAGCTTTTTCTCTACCAATTTCTTTACAAAATAACTTCCAAGCTAAAATTGTATTTGGTATTTGTTTTCTTCTAATATTTCTAGAATTATATAATAAAGAAAACTCAGGTTCTTCTCCATTATATAGATGTTTTTTAAAATCTTGTAATTCAACATCATCTTTATCAACTTTCTTAAAATACTTATCACTTAACCCATGAGGAATATATCTAAATATTTTATTTTTTCCTTTATCTCCTAATACTACCTCATTTATATGTTTAGATTGTTTAGATATCCCAAATAAAGCATCACATGATTCATAATATTCTTGGTTATATGCTGGTGCAGGATAATCATCCCAAATATTAAGATAAATTATAGGTACATGTTTTCTTACTTCGGCTTCCATTTGAAATAACCATGTAAAATATCTTGGGTCAGTAATAAGAAAAATAGCATCGATATTTTCTCTTTGAATTACACCTCTAAGAATATCAGGACTACCATACCCATTTACTGGGTAGACTTTAACACTAGCATCTGAAACCTCTGATTCTTTTGCATATTCTTCTGAAATATCAGATATTTGACCAAGTTCTGGGTGTTCCATAGCTCCTGCTAATTGTACCCAATTATACTTGTGACAAGTATGTAAAACTGTTTCTCTACCAACCTGTGCAACTCCTGATTTAGTTCTAATGTCATCAGTTAAGAGTAAAATGTTTTTTCTCTTATTTTTTTTAATATAACCTTCTTTCATTTATTTTAATCTTTTAATGTTAAATCTGTATGAGAATTGATTTGTTTTCTAAAATTTTCATCTGTTAAATATAGATGAAGAGATCTATCTGCTAGTTTTTGAAATGAGAATTTTCTTCTTACGCACTCAATTTTAAATTCATCAAATAAATCACTTTTTACTTTGACACTAGTTAGTGTCATATCTTTTTTTTCTTGTGTCATAATCTTTATTGTTTATATTATATTTGTCTATACATATATGCAGATTAAATCTTTACACATTAAATGCTTTATTTCTTTGGAGGAATATACGCTTTTCTTCTTCATTATCCAAATTATATTCATAAATAATTTTATTATCAATCATAGCTCTAATATAATAAATGTCATCAAATGGTATACCAGTTCCATATAAACTACATTCAAATTGCTTATCATAAATTCCTTTTTTAACTTTATTATTAATTGTAAGTTCAAATTTAAGATTTAATACTTTTTTCTCTATATTATCTGCGTATTTACAAAAATATAGATTAAAATTTTCATCTTGTTGAATAGGAATAGGAAGTATATCAAATCTATAACCTTCAATTAAATTAACATTATGACCCTTAAAATTATCTCTAATTAACCCATCTTTATATGCAATATCATTTTTTTCATTTTCTTTATGTAAATGAACTGTGTATTTTAGGGGTTTTATATAGGTTTTTCTTTTTCTTTCTCCATCAAAATCTAAATATTTAGGTTGAAAGTAATTTTCAAAAATAGGGGAGAAATCTTTAAATTCTTCAATTGCTATTTGTTCATCATAATTTAAATTTTCAAATGTATAATATTCTAAATTAAATGCTAAATAACACATAACCATTTCTAATGAACCCATATATTTCCCATCTGGGATAGTATACGCATATCTTAGATTTTCATAGTTTCCTTCTTTTAATATTTTAGTATTATTTCTAAAGAAGTCTTTTTTAATTACATCACAATCATATTCAATATAATGAGCATAATTATATCCTAATTGTTTAGCTAATCCTAAACCTCGCAATACAAGATTTAACACAGGTAAAAGAATATTCGGTGAGTTTCTTACTACTGTTGAATCCTTAGTTTTTACTTGTATTTTTTTACCATTTAAATATTGATGACCCCAAAGATGAAGATCATAGAAAAACTCATATTCAGCACCATATAATAATTTATTTTCTTCATCATAAAAATAATAATTACAGGATTCTATAATATCATTAGGTACATGAGCATGACTTACTAAAATTATATCATAGTTAAAGGATTTAATTTTTCTAATTAATTCCCTTAATTTATCTTGTTTTTCTAAAGTAGGACAATATGCTGATACAACAACTACTTCCATTATATTAATTTTAAATTAGTTGGAAGTAATTTTTTTAAATCTTCAGAAGTGTTCATAGGCATTACATCATCTTTAGTTTCTTTTGCTAATTCATATACACTTTGATATTTCCCTAATATATGTTTTATGCCCTGATCATTAGATATACTACAATCTATAATATCTTTAGTTGTTTCATGAACATATCTTCTGCAAGTAAATTGATCTGCAAATGCTAGGGGGTATGGGAATTTTGGGGATCTAATAAATGGAGCTCTTAATATAACATAGTTTTCTAATGTTTTAACCATAAATTCTCCACAAGATTTTGATAAACCATATACATTTTTTGGATTCAAAGCACTATTTGTAGGATATTCTTCCTCTTCACCTGAAAAAATATATTCACTAGATATAAATGATAATCTAATATTATTTTCCCTACATAGCTGAACAATATTATATGTACCTAAAACATTTGTTTCTAAACATAAATCTCTCTGTACTTCACATCTTTCTGTATCTACAAATCCAGCAGAATGTATAATTAAATCTGGGTTGTATTTTTCTATCATACGCCCTACATGACCTATATATTCAATAGAACATTCTTCATGTGTAGGAGTTGAGAAATCTAAATCTCTATTTTGTAATTCTTTAACTAAATATCTACCTAATCTACCAGTTGCTCCTAAAAGTACTATCTTCATAAATTATAAATTTTTTCCTGCTACATTACACAATTCATTATTATCCTTAAACGGACAAAAACTACAATTCCACTTACTAGGATTGGCTACAAATGTACGATCTTTATATGTACCGTCCAACCTGAAAACACTATTAACAAAATCATCTAATAGTTTAGTAGCTTTATTCATTTTATTTCTACCTGAAGCTGGGATAAATTGTTGAATTCTACTCATTGGGTACTCTGTATCTTCCCATATTTTTCTTTTTACTATAAAGAATTCAATATCTATATCTTCAATAGGAATGTTATATTGTTGACTAAAGAATTTTTTATATAAAACTAATTGAAATTGTTTTAGTTCATCTTTTTTAGCCCATTTATTCCATCCTTTAGTTGATGTTTTTATATCGATTATAGTAAATTTATTTAGGGTTTCATTATACATCACCACATCCAAGTATCCCATGTATTTAACGCGATGTAAATAAGGATTAGGCGCAATAATAATTGGCACCTCACATCCTACTAAATATGTACCTCTTTTACTAAAATAACCATTTCTTTTTTTCTTAAAGAATCTTAAAATATTAATTCCATCTTCATAAAATTCTCTTATTTCTTCTGGGGTACTAAAGTGTACTTTTTTATTCTTTTTATAAGCATCAGCATATGTTTCTCTAAGTTTATCTTCAAAATATTCTTCTATATCAATACGATCTGCTTCAGCTCCACTTTTATCATACATTATATCTAAATAATGTTGGAGTGTTTCATGAATAGCAGTTCCAAATACCATATGAATACTTTGTTCACTAACTTTATGACCTTCTTTATAATTTAAAGACCATTTTTTAGGACATTGAGAATACATTGATAATTGAGAAAAAGAAATATTTTTTTCAATTGAAAAATCAAGAGGTTCTGGTGGATTATTCCTAATTTCTTTTACTATTTTTGGAACTTTTCTCATTTAGTTTTTAATTGAGGATTAATTGTTTCCCACATTGGAGTATCTCTTAAATATTTTTTATTATATATTTCTCCGTCTTCTTTAAAGATATCATTAATATGAACTGATGTTGACCAGTCATCAGAGGTAGTATAAAATTTATCTCCATAATAAGTGTAACATGGATATTTACTATATTGTATCATATAATTATCACCAAAATAATGTTTCAAATCATTAGGAATTGTAATATCATTGTTTTTATGATTAAACATTAACATTCCCCAGCCCCCAACTTGAGATATAATATCATTTTGTTGTGCTAATGCAAATAATGAGGGGGGTTGTTGATGATAACAAGTAGAATGCATTCCTATAACACCTGTTTTTGGTCTTAATTTATAATGATGCATGCAATCTTTGATAATAGATGATGGGAATACTACATCATCATTACTTATAGCATAATATTGAGTTTTTACTAGACTAACTCCTAAGTTTATACACCCATTAAACCATTTTTTTTCTGTAAATGGAATAATTGTTAATTTATTAAACCAAGTATTATTTATTGTATCATCCTTAGAGACATCATCTTCAATTAAGATAACCTCTTGAACTAAGTCACAATTTTCTAAAACTCTTAAAAGTTTAATTAAATATGGTGATTTATAAATTGTAGGAATTATAACAGTAAGCATACAAAAAGCTTATTTTTTCCATTTGTCTCTTCCTACCAAAAGACCTATTATACCATAATTAGCTACATCTAAAAATGTATCTTCCATTCCTTCACCTTTAACAAAATTTCTTCCATTAACTAAAAGATTTTTTAATCTACTAATCTTATCTGTTAATCTTATAGCTAATCCTGTAAGTGAGAATGTTTTATCTGATTTTTGTGTTAGATCTCCACCTAATGCGATGTTGTTTAACCCATAATCCATATGCTTTCTAGCAAACATTTCATACATTTCTTTTTGGATTGATTTAAATTCAGTTGACAATTCTGGGTATTCTAATTCAAATTCTTCAACAACTGGATCAGGTTGAACAATTACTGAATTAAATTCATGGGGATATCCTGATCCCATACCTTTAGCATTCATGATTTCTCTATCACTCATATCTTCTTCGTGTCTTTTTTTGGAGCAACCCACTATATAACGGATTTTCCTGGTTTAAAATATTTTTCTAACGTTTCAAGTCTTTCTTCAGCTGATGCAAGTAATTTAAGAGCCTCTTTACAATTGGACCAATAATCTCCAGTTGAATGATCACCTATACCTGATGCGTTATTGGTTAATAATTCTACACTAGCTAATGCTTTAGCTTTATCAGCTTCTGCTTCTGCCTTTAAAAAGTTATATACTTCTAATTTCATTTTAATTTTGATGTTTTAATTAATTTTTTTCTTTCTTTATCTTCAATTCCCATTTTACTAAGAATATCATCTACCCCTTCCCTACCTAATATTGGAATATAATTAAAAGCTTCGGCTTTTCCAACCTCAAAATATTTAGATACAAATTCAGATAATTCTTTGTAATCTTGTTTATTTTGGTTTTTAATATACTTATTCCATTGTTTTTTTCTTGGAATCAATTCTTTATATATAGTATAAATCTCTTTTTTATTTTGGGGATTTATTTTTTGGACATAATTAACTATATCTAAGTATTTAAAATTCATACTTAGAAACCTATGTACCATATAAGAGTTCCAAATTTCCCATGATTTTTCTGAAAATGAATCTAGAGGAGATTTTTGGACAGTTATTTCATTTAACCATCCAAAAATATTTTTTACCTCTTTTTTAGTCATTATGAATCAGATTTATCACCATGTACTTTATCAGAATCGTCAGTAAATTCTTTGTATTCTTCTCTTAAATCTAAAGGAACTGTATTTTCCATTACTTTTCCTGTTTTAG